GTTCGTTACGACCGCAATGAGAGCAAGAGGAATGCCCGCAGAAAAGCCCAACCTTCTGCCCGCCGCTATCAGACTGCCGACCCCGAACATGAGACGAAATGCCGGAGGCACGACGATATATCGTGCAGGGCGCGCTGGATTCGGCATCGTTTGTGAGGCGGGATCGCCGCGCCGGAGGACCTCGAGGGACCGCCCCGGCGCATCGGTGAAGGTACGCCCGCGCACATGCTCGCAGGGCGAGGTGGCTGTTTCATGATGGCCTCTCGATGGGCAGCGGTTGAATGTGCGCGCACTGCATACAGATGCGCGGGCGGTCCGGATGCTTCGCCAGATTCGTGACGACCTGAGCGCCACACTCGCGGCAGACGGTGACGATGCCGCCGGCCGGCACCTGCCCACCGGGAAAGTCCTCAACGCGGCGACAGATGACGACGTCGGGCACGCCTGGCGGCGCGGGCTCGAGCGGCCCGCCGAGCGTGCGGGAAAAGTACTCGCCGGAATTGACGAGCGTGCCGCGCTTCTTCGTCACGAGGGATGCACCAATCCTCGCGAGCCTTGCCGGATCTCCCGAAAGTCGAGCAGCGCCATTGATGCTTTGTGGTCGTCGAGCCCGACGCGTTCGACGAGATACGTGTAGAGCATCTGGTCGGACGCGGCGGCTTCGATGGCCTGCTGCAACATGCCGACGATCTCGCGGGCCTTGGGTAAATCCATCTGCGTCAGTTCGCCGTTGAGCGCGAGCTCGACGCGGCCTTCTTTCGTCGCGGCGCTGAGCAACGTTGTCACGGTGATGTCCGTCGTGCCCGTCCCGCCGCGCGACTTCAAGGCGATCCCCTGCATGTCGATGATCTCGCCGTCTCGCTTGACCCCGGCGTGCGCGAGCAACGCCCGGATTGCCGCATAGACCGCACCCGGCACTTCAATCACGGTCGGTTTCGCCATCGGTGCTCCTTGTGTCGTGCGCGGGGTCATCGCCGCGCCGCAGAACCTCGAGCGTCGCGGGCGCGTCGGCGAAGTAGGCGCGGACGTGCTCGATGAACGTCGTGGCGGCATACCAGTGCGCCTCGGAGGCAGACGTGCCCGGGTGCCGCAACGCGAGTTGGAGGAGGCCGGCCAGGTGCAGCGCCGAGAGCGGCCGCAGCACCAGCGTGATCGGCGCCTCGTGCGTTCGCATCTCACGAACCATCGCGGCGAGCAGCTCGGGGTCGAGGTCGTCGTTCATGGTTGCATCTCGCGCGTCTTGAGCACGGCCGTGATCAGGGCGATGCGTCCGCCGCCGAACGCGATCGACTCCGGCGCCGTCATGCCCGCCAGGTCGGCTTGATGGGCAGCCAGGAGGTGGCGCAACTCGGCGGTGGGCATCCCGACAAACAACGTGTGCGCGATCCGCGCATCGTGCGATGCGGCCCGTTTGATCATGGCCGTGCACATCCCGAAGTGCAGATACATCAGGTCCCGGGGCGTGCGCCGAGCCCGCGCGTTGTCGTCGTGGTAATACGCCCAGAGTTTCTCGGCGAACTCCTGCGGATCGTCGCGCGCGTCATCGAGCGCCCTCAACAACGCTGCGTCTTCGTCCGCGAGGGCAGCCTCGGCGGCCGCTTCATGTTCGAGCCGATGCGCGCGATCAAACACGCTCTCTTGGTCACTGCCTCGGGTCGCATTCACGGCGGCTTGCGCGGCCTGGCCGCGGCGCACGAATTCGTTGAGCGGATCGTCGGCCATGCGTGTCAACTCCTGAGATAGCGAAACAGTCCGAGGCGTTCGGCGCACGTGACGTGCATCCGCGATTGACGACACTGCCGGCCTTCGCCTTTGAAGAGGATCAGCGGCACCTCCTCATCGTCGATCAACAGGCGGCAGGCCGGCGCGCAGCACCGGTCATCCGCCGGATCGAAGTGCTCGACGTACCAGAAGATGCAGCCATCGAATTCCATCGGCGGGCCGTCGTTCATTCAATGCCTCGGGCTGTTAGATATGAAAGCGGCGCACTTCAGGGCGAGCTCGCGCATCGATTCATCGACCCGCTCGATCTCGTCGGCGGTCGCCAGGCGCAGGCCGAGCGTCGGCGTCGGAAAGGCGTGCATCACGAACGTGCAGAAGGTGAAGCATTGGTCGCACAGCGTAATCCCGCCGACGGCCGGCCTGATCGGAACATCACCCGAAAAGCCGGTCGCCGACTGAAGTTCGGCGTGACAGGCCGGGCAGATCATCGGCGGCGTCCGGTTGAACGTGACGGCCAGGCAGAACTGCGCGAGTAGTTCCCGCTGGGCCGCGAGATACAGCGTCGGCGGATGCCCGGGCGGCACCTGCGTGCGAACGAACGCGAGCGCGCGCGCGTCGAGCGCCGGCCGATCCCCGGCGACGATCAGCGCGCCGCATGGTTCGCACGCCATCCACCCGCTGGTGCTGCGCCAGATCGGCGTGCGGCCGGGATACACGATCGCGAAGTCGTCCGCAGCGATGTCCCACGTCACCGGCCGCTCACTGCAAAAGTCACAAATCGCCAGCTCCGGCCACTGACCGAGATCGACGCGCGCGGCGTCCATGTGCCACGTCTCGCCGACTTGCCAGATCAACCCGGCGCCCGCCAAGGCGTGCACCACCTCCTCGGTGTAGTAGTGCAGATCGCCACGCTCATCGACGATGCCGACCTTACTTTGCATGCTTCACGACCGCGAGGATGCGCCCGCCGTGCAACGCCCGCAGGCTGCGCGTGCGTTCGGCGTCGTCGTCGATGGCCGTCGTCTCCCGCTGCGGGCGCAGGTCCAGGAATGTGTCATCAGGCGTCCGCGTTAGCCCGACCGGGCTCGTGCGGACGACCGGCCCGCCGAGCCGTTCGACGGCCTGGGCGATTACCACAAACTCGATCGGCGAGATCCACCGCTCCGGGACGCAGCCCCGAATGCACGACAACGCCTGCAAGACGCCCCACGCGCGACAGAGGAGCGGGCGCACCGCATAGGCCGAGCAGCGCCCGGTGTCCGTCAGGTAGACGCACTGCTCACGCGGAGCCGTGACGCCGGCCGCATTGATGACCGTCAGGTCGATCGTGCGCGGCTTGCGATGCGTCGTGACTTGCAGCCGGCGGGCTTCGAGCACGGTCAACGGAATCGGCCCGCACGCCACGCTACATTCGCCGCGACAGGCGACGGTCGGCAGGCGCGCATAGAGCGCCTCGAGGGCGGCGACGGCCTGGCGCTCGGTCGGCGTGAGGCGGCTCATCTTCGTTGTCGAATCGCTCCCTTCCCGTTCGGGAGCAGCGCCGCCTTCGGCACGCGGATCAACTTGCCGAATCGAACAGACGGAAGGGCGCCGCTCTTGATGAGGTCGTAGATCGCGTTTCGGCCGACGCGGAGAAACGCGCGGGCTTCATCGGGTGTCACTAGGTCCGGTAGATCGTCGTGGCGCTTGATCACCGTGATGGCTTCACGCTTCTTCGGGATCCGGCGGCTCATCGGCTCTTCAGGTTCGCCATCCAGTGAGTAGTTGTATCCAAGTATGGATTAAGAGTCAACAACTCTACGCCTTATTTATAGGTAAGTGTTCGACGTGGCTCTATCCGGTTTTGGTTGAGCGGATTATGTATCCGTCCATGGCTATACTCGACAAGGCAATGGGCGAGGTCTGGAACGTGATCCGCGCGGAGTACGCACGGCGGTTGGCCGCAATACAAGAAGCGCACGAAGAGGTCACACAAAAGCAGATCGCGAGACTTGGTGGCGTCGGGCAAAACGACGTGTCGCGCGTGCTTTCCAATAACCACCATGGCCCGTCGGTCGAGATTTTTACGGGCGCGGTCTATGGGCTCGGCATGACACCGTCGGAGTTCTTCGCCGCCATCGAGCCGCAGTTGGGCAGACCCGATGACCCACCTCCGCCGTGGGTGCTGGCGGCCCTTGCTCTGGCTCTCCCTTCGCCGATGGACGACTACACCGAGGAGGAGTTCGCCCAGTTTGGTCGATGGGCTTTCCGTAGTTTCTGGCTCTGGCAAGCGAGCATGCTCGCCGCGCGCCCGAAGAAGCGACGCTGACCCGTATGACTAGCTTGATGCGCGGCCAACTTGTCGGCCAACTTCTGGCCAACTTTTCCCCGCGCTCCCGGCATGAACCGGCCCGATCCGGCCTACTGGTGTAGAAAAACGAAGGCCCGATTTCATCAATGAAACCGGGCTTTTCGTCAATGTTTCTGGGGATTTTTAGCGGGAGCGGGCTACGGGAATCGGACCCGTGTCCAAGGCTTGGGAAGCCTATGACACGCGCCGCAACTTGCTGCGTTTGTTGACCTTGCGGGATGCGACCAACTTCTTATCCAACGGTTTGCGTTTCGGCGCCCGGGCGGGCGCCCCGAGCGAGGCGCGTCGCGCGTTCCCCATCAGCACCACGGTACGCCGGTCAACCTCCGCCCTGGCGCCTTGCGCGTACTGCTCGGACATACGCGAGCCTTCCGCGTGGCCGAGCAGGTGCCCGACCGTCACGTAGTCCCCGCTGGCGCGCAACGCATCGGCGCCGACGCTGTGTCGCAGCGAGTAGAGATGCACCGGCGTGTCGCGGCCGAGAACGCGCCGGCACGCGCGCTTGAAGCTCCGACTCACCGCAGCCGGGTTGAACGCGCCGTACAAGTTCGCCGCATCGAACGCGCGCATGGCCTCGAGGCCCTCGGGGGTCAAGACGCACGTCCACGGGGGCACGCCCCTACCTTTGCCACTCGCGGGCATCTGCATCGTGCCGAGCTGCCAGTTCAGAGCGTTGCGACGCACCTGGACGAGATCGCCGCCTCGCACGCCGGTGTGCATGAGGACGGCCGAGACGAGGCGGGCGGCGGACGGTTGCACAATGCCCTTGCTCGGGCGTCGCTCGGTCGGCATGGTGTCGAGAATCTTCGCGAGCGTCGCGTAGTCGACGGATTGATCGCGCGGCGTCCAGGCGGCGGGCACCGTGGTGTCGAGCACCACGTTCCGGCCGTGCTTGCCGTACGCGAATTTGAAGACCGCCAGCAGCGCTGAGCGCCGATGATAGACGGTGGCCTCGGCAAACTCTTTCAGCCACTGCTGAATCACTTGCTCGACCTGGTCGCGCGTGATCGCGTCGATGAGCGTGTCCCATCCAAGCTTGTCGAGCCATTTCCGGAGGTACTCCTCCTCGGTCCCGATCTGCGGGCGTGCGGCGACCTCGGGGAGCGCGAAGTACGCGGCCGCTTTTTCCGCGAGGGTGCCCTTGCCTGGGGTGGGCGCTACGGTCGATCGCTGCCGCTCCTGCCAGGCGCGCATTTCCGCGACGTCCAAGTCGTCGAATGTCTTGGTGTGCAGCCGCCCGGCCACGCGCACGTACGCTTCCCACTTGTCACGCTTGCGTCGAATTCCCTTCAATTTTTTCACGGTGAACTTCTCCTTTCTGTTGCAGTTGGGTCAGTAGGTTGTCGAGCTCAGCCAAAATGCCCTGTCCGTACTGCGGATGGTCCCGTAGGTACATTTCCATCGCGCGCACCCAACGCTGCCATTCGGGCGTCGACTTGATCGAGTCTGGCAAGGATGCTTTCAGTCGTCGCTTTGACAATGGCTTCGACACGCTGAACATCGATCGTCGCGATGTGGTTGTGATTGATGACGCCATGGGAAAGCGAAGAATCGCCATGTGTAAACCTCTCATCTCGATTGCCCGGCGGTGCCTGCGCGGCGGGCCCACTTGAGGCGAATCTGTTTGACGACGGCGACGACGGCGACGAGAACGAGGTACTGAGAGCCTCGAGCGCACGCTCAATGCGGTGAAGACGATCGGTGGCCGGAGCCTCGCCCGCGGCTGGCGCCTCCGCCACGGTCCCGGCGGACCCAGCGTGCGCCAACTCGAGGAAGAATTGCGCCATGGACATCCCGAGTCCTTCGACCGCGCGCACAAACGTTTCGACACTCGGTCCCAACTTGTCGTTGGCCAGCAGACGCGAGACGCTGTTCTGACCCTTGATGCCGCCGCGTGCCGCGATCTCTTTTTGCGTCAGGCCCCCCGCCTCCGCGCGCGCGTGGAGCGCGATGTAGTGCGCACGAATTTCCAGCCATGTCATAGAGAGAATAATATCCGACTTCGGATATTAAGCCGACTCTAGCATGGATTATCTCAAAATGCTTAAGGATTCTACATATCCTTGACGGCTATCCAGATGTGGATTTAGCATCGCCACCTCAGCAAGGAGGGGTGACGGATGCACCTTCGCACGTTACGCACGCGCCGCGGTTGGACCCAAAAGGACCTGTGGAAGAAAAGCAGGATCCCGCAGAACAGCATCTCGCGCCTGGAACGCGACAAGAACGCGCGGCCGTCGATGACGACGGTCATCGCGCTCGCGAAGGCCTTGGACGTGGATCCGCTCTCGATTCAATTCGGGCCCCCACGCACCAAAGCGCGCGAGCGGACGAATGCAGAGGTGGCGGTGCCGGCATGAGTGCGGCTTGCTATACCGCCCGTGACATTCAACAACGGCTCAAAATGAGCCGCACGACCTTCAACGACCTCAAGCGCGCTGGCAAGCTGCCATTTCTGGAAGAGCTCAAGCCCCGCCTGGGTGGCGTCATTCGTTACCGCGCCGACTTGATCGACACGTACCTGCGCGGCGAGTGGGCCCGTCCGCGCTTCGGCAGCGTCAGGACACATCCACATACGGATAGCAGGCGCCGCGCATGAAGCCGAGCTGGTGGCTCCCCTGGCTCGTGCGCTGGCGGGCGTGGCGCGCCTCGCGCTTCGGGACCCGGTCGATCGCCCTCCGGCTCACGACCGAGCGGCGGCAGATGTTCATCGCCGAGGAGCGGCACCGGTGAGCATCGCCGACGACGTCATGCGGCACGTCATCGACCAGGATCTGCGCTGGTGCGACACGCCCGCCGGCCGCCTGCGCGCCACCGCGCAGTGCAGCGCCTGCACGTTCCGCGTGCAGATGACCGGCGACGATGCGATCGACATCGCCAACAGTCTGCGCCGCGTGCTCGTCGCCCACTTCACCGACGTGCATCAGGTGCGGCCGTCATGAGCTTCGAACCGCGCTCGCGCTATGAATACGGCGACCCGCTCCTCGAGGCGGTCGCGCGCGAGGAACGCCACGATCACGCCCTGGCGCCGGCCCGGGGTGCACGCGTCGAGCAGATCGCCACAGCCGTCGTGGCCGCCCTGCACACGCGCGGCATCCTCACCTATCCCGAGGTCGCCCAGGCCCTCACGTTCGATGTGCTCGCCAACTGGCTGTATGGCAATGCTGCGCTGGACATCCCCACGCGGCGAAAGGATGACCCGTCATGCCCGACGACGTGATGGAGCCCGACGTGCTGGAACCCGACGACCCCGAGGCCGGCGTGCCGGCGCGCCTGCGTCTCCTGCGGCGGCCCGACGTGCCCGTCTCCCTGAGCGACCTGGCCGCGCTCAAGGGCGAGGCGATCGAGATCATCGAAGCGCGCGTCCAGATCCTCAAGACGGTTCGCCTCGCCGCGCTGCGCATGACGCTGCCGGAAGATTGGGTGTTGTTCAAGGCGCCCGACGAGCACGGCGGCCAGATCGTGGGCTACTTGCAGGACTGCGGCGCCGATCGCGTGCGCGACATCTTCGGCATCCGCGTGTTCGATGTGACCCAGATGGAGAAGATCGTCGCGGCTGATGGGACGCACTTCATGTATCTGGTCAGCGGCAGCGGGCTGTCGTCGTTGACGCGGCAGACCGTGAGCGGCATCGAAGGCGGGCGCTCGAGCACCGACGACTTCTGCAAGGACAAGACGGGCGCCGCGCTCGAGCTCCTCGTGCGGAAAGCCGCGCGCGCCAATCTCGATGGCAACGTGACGCGCGAGCTCGCGGGCTTGAAGTCGGTCCCGATCGAGGAAATCACCGAGGCGTGGGTCGGCACGTCGAAGAAGATCGATCGCTGCCGTCGCGGCCGCGGCTTCGGAACCGCAAGCGAACGCCTCGGCGCCAACAGTGAGAAGGCACCCGACGTCGCGCCGCCGGTCTGCCCGCATTGCAAGGCGATCGGGAAGTACCGGCCAGCGAAGGGCACGCGGTCAGCCTTCTATGGGTGCCCGAAGTACGACACGCACCCGCAGCAGAAGTGGATCGTTGATGCGGCGCAGTGGATCGCCGAACAGGCGAAGACCGCACCACCGGCGCCGAGTGCCACCCTCGACCCGGGCGTCGGCTCTGATGGCGGCAGCATGGCCGACGCGAATCCGTTCAAGAACGGGCGATAGATGTGTGAGCGCGTCACGCTCCCGGGCGGCGGGTCGGCAATCATCTGCGGCGGGCATCGCGGACGACGGCCGCGGTGCGAATGTGGCGCGGCGTCCGCGTTCGCCTGCGACGGACCGCCACGCGACCATCGGCGGCGCACGTGCGATCGACCCCTCTGTCACCGCTGCCGCATCCACGTACCGCCAGATCGGGATTTCTGCCGGGCGCATCGTGACGCCGCGTCGGCGGCTGCCGCCCAACTCCGGTTGTTCGCGGAGGCCTGATGTACGACATCGAGGTCAACGACTGCCGCGCGCGCATGTTCGAAGCGATTGCCGACTTCTTCGTGGCCCTGACCGCGCTGACCAAGATCGCCCATACCGCGCTCGTTGCGGAACTGGCCGCCAAGCAGCAGCAGGGCGAACGGCGTCGCCCGACGACGCGCTATCCCGAGGACGGTCCGCGCACATGAACTCGTCACGCCGTCGGCGCACGCGGGCATTCAAAGTCAGGTGGACCGACCTCCTCGCCGATGACGATGCCCGGTTTGTCGCGCGACTCTTCGATGTGCCGCTGCGGTTCCTGATTCGGAGCCACCGATGAGTGCGACCGCGATCGCGCCGGCCGAGCTCGCGACCCGCATCATGACGGCCTGGGCGTCGTCGCTCGAGCGCACGCGGCGGCCGCAGAGCCCGCACCCGACCGTCTGGGCCTCGGCCTGGCGCACGTGCGATCGCCGCATGGTCCTCGAGTTGACGCAGCCCGAGGCTATCCCCGCGTTTCCCGCCAACGTCCTCGCGAAGTTCCGGCGCGGCGATGACCGCGAGCGCGATCTGCTGATGGACCTCTCCCGCATCGGCCGCGACAGTGACCCGCCGTTCAAACTCATCGGTCAACAGGAACGGTTCGCGCTGCGCGATCGCAAAGGCCGCGAGGCGATCAGCGGCAAGGTCGATGCGCGCCTCCAGGTCAACGGCAGCAACGCGCCACTCGAGGTCAAGGCGTGGTCCGCCAACCTGGTCGATCGCATCGAGCGCTTCGAAGACCTCTTCGACAACGTGTGGACGCGCTCGGGCGCCTACCAGCTGCTGTCGTACTTGTTCGGCGCCGGCGAGCCCTTCGGCTTCCTGCTGCTCGACCGCTCCGGACTGCCGGCGCTCATCCCCGTCGAACTCGAGCCGCATCTCGATCGCGTCGAAGCGTTCCTGACCCGGGCCGAGCGCGTGCTCGATCACAAAGCCGCGGGCACGCTGCCGGATTATCTCGTCGGCGATCGCGCCGAGTGTCAACGCTGCCCGTTCTTCGGCTCGATCTGTAATCCGCCGACGGACGCGGCCGGCGCCGTCGTGCTGACGGACCCGGCCATCGAGCAAGACCTCGAGCAGTGGCACGCCATCAAGGACGTCGGCAAGGAATTCGAGCGCCTCGACGGCTCGCTGAAGAAACGGCTGCGCGGGATCGAGCACGGCGTAGCCGGCGCGTTCTCCATCAGCGGCAAGTGGGGTACCCACTCGCGCGTTGAACTGCCGGACGACCTGAAAAAGCAATACACGATCCGAGATCCGCGGGGGAAATTCACGTTAGAAATTGCGCGGCTAGGTGAAGGAGCGGCGGGCGAGGCATGAAATGGCGAGGCGAGGCGCGACCCGCCTTGAAGTGGTGCAGCGGGGCGAGGTATGGCGAGGCGGGCACGGGGCAAGAGGGGCACGTTGCGGCCCGACAACGTCTGGCTGAGCGGGG